AATACTAAGCCCCGTGCCAGCTCATCCCGGGATCAAATAGTGTTATTTGATATTAATAAAAATATTATTTATTATGCATATATCTATTGAGCCTATTGGACCAAGACATATTGCTGCGCAGAGTATTATAAAAGTGGAATTATTATTAATTGTATTGTTCATCTGCAAACATATAATCATTTATTACATTAATACAAAATACAAAGACATATATCATGTAACATGATATATACAACATATAGGACGCACGTTTCAACGCGTGACACCCACGTACATGTATTTAATAATTCATGGATATTACAAAAAAACTGGTTAATACTAATTACATAATTACTCTTACATATTGTATTTAATCTGGATTGTAATAACCGCCTCATAGATTCGGCACCTGGAGATCTCAATGTTGTTGTGACCTTCATGCGACATCCGAGAACAACAATATTCAATTGTTTCCTATATCTGTAATTAAGGAGGAACTTCATCTTCACCACTGCCTTGTCATCCATATTTAGATAGATGTCTTCAATCTTTATGTTCATCACTTGAAAAGATTTCACCAGACGCACATCATCGCAAACGACGGCTTGTTGTCTCCGTCTATAACCGATAATTTCTTCAGATGCCTCTTCAACCAATATGACTCTTATCACTGATGAAATACCCACAACCATATTTCTCGGTTGAAGGAAGAACGATGATGGAAAAAATAAACGCTCTACGAATAGAGAACTGGTTTTATATATAACATATTACTTTGCTTCGAGATGAAGCAAAGCCAGCTGTCTTCCAGCACTTTAATGGAAAGTAAGATGCTTTAGCAAAAGAAAGCACATGGAAAGCTAATGGCCCACAGCGAAAGCGATAATGTCACTGTACAATCTTCCGTCAGATTCGCTTCACGAATCACAGATCCTGATTGTACACGTGTCCCCTTCATTTAACGGCTGAGATGTATTTTAAATGACTCCGCTGATCCTGGCACGGGGGT